GTGTATAACACATTCAAGTTCAGTTATGCTGACGTAAGTCCATTGGAAATTCAAAAACAGGCAATATCTCATATGGTTGCAAACATTGCCAAATATGAGAAGGGCAAAGGCAAGGCGTTCAGCTATTTCAGTATTGTAGCAAAGCACTGGTTCATTCTTGATAACAATACCACATATCGCCGCTTCAAGAAACATGTTGAGATTTGTGAACAGGTTGGAGAATCTGGCGAGTTTGTTATTGAACCAGAACATGAGAAACAAGAAAGCGAGACTCGTGAATTCATTAAATTGATGGTCGAGTATTGGGATAAGAATGTCGGCAAGTATTTCACCAAAGAACGCGACCTTAAAATTGCAAACGCAGTAATAGAAATATTCCGAAACTCTGACCGTATTGATGTATTCAATAAAAAGGCACTATATTTGTATATACGAGAGATTGCTGACTGCCAAACCCAGCATATCACGAAGGTAATCAACAAAATGACTGGTCCACAGGCGACTATAAAAAGTGAATATTTGAACAGAGGCACTGTCGCGCTGTAAAATATATATACTGGACTATTTATAGTGTATGGAAACATCAGAGTTCGAGTTGTATAAAGGAAAAAGCTTTGCTTCTCTATGCAAAGACATTGTGAAAAACAGTGAAGAGAAGAAGCAGCAGATTGATGTACTTATCACAGATCTTCGCGAGATGATCAAGACCATCAACGATGCTGTTATGGTGGTTCCTTTACTCAAAGAGTATTTTGATGTGGGTATACGCAACGATGAACAATTGATCAAATTGGCGGCAATTGTTCAAAGAATAATGTCAGGTAAGGCTGGTGGAGAAGCAGACGCTGGTAATCTATTGCTTACAGATGAAGAAAAGAAGCAATTGATGTCTGCCATAGAAGAAACCGCCAAGTCCGTTCAATCTCCTCAAGAGATAAAAGACAATAACAAATAAATGCCTCATATTGTCATAAACCGAAGAAGCGATCTGAATGTCAAACAAGATGACAGGCTTGCTTCTATTGGGTTTGTACTTAGAACAAAACCAGAAACTTCTTTATTTTATGAGCTTGAAGAAGCGGTGGTGTTGGATGTCATATATGACGAAAATCATCCAGAAGTACAAAACAATGCGGTGAATGTGGATGCTGTTCCTCCGAATATAGATGGGAGCAAGCCAACTGAAGGATCGGTGGACTATGGAAGAATAGGATGCATAAAATTTAGATTTCTCAATTCTGAGCGTAACAAGCTGAAAGAGAATTTGAATTGGGCATATCCAATGGAAAATACAGGAATTACTGAATGGCCATTGATGAATGAAACTGTGGTTGTATCTCAATATCTTGGAAAATTCTATTATACCAGAAAATTGAACTTCAAGTCTGTGGTTAACAGCAATGCGTCGTTTATAACAGAGCGCGTGGCGGGTAAAGTTGAAGAAAACCTAAATGAGTATACAGGCGAACCATACGAAGGTCCAACATCCCAGATGAATTTTGATGGTGGAAAGAATTACACGGGTATACTTGGAAATTATTTCAAATTCAATTCCAAGATTCGTGCTTTGAAGAGATACGAAGGTGACACTATATTAGAATCTCGTTTTGGATCGACTATAAGATTTGGAGCATATGACAGCGTAAGAGAAAATGACGATGGACTTGGAGAATACGATGATGGCGGAGGAAATCCAAAGATATTGATAAGAAATCGCCAAGCTCCAATACAAGGAGACCAAGGAAATCCCGCCAGCGGTTATACGGAAGAAGATATCAATAATGATGGATCTTCTATGCACTTTACATCTGGAAAAACAATATCTGACTTTATTACGGCGACGAAAAAGATAATGTTTCAGATGGGTATTCAAGAAGAACAGCCAAATTATTCCCCAGAAGGATCCACTGATTTTGAATATCCGACCCAAGATGGCGACCAAATTATAATAAACAGCGACAGATTGATTTTCTCATCTAAGGCAAATGAGACCTTTCATTTTTCAAAGAAGAGATATGCAATAGTGACCGATGATGAGTACACCGTTGATGCTCATAAGCAAATTGTGATGACCACAAACGCACAAACTACCATAAATTCTCCGAAGATTTATCTTGGAGCATATGGGGACGAGGACGAACCTGTATTGTTGGGTAGAACAAGTGTATTTTGGCTTTATACATTGTGCAATTGGATCATTGCACAAACCGACTTGCTGATCGATCAGGCTGAAAATTGGCATGCGCAGCATGTTCACGAGATGGATACGCACAAAGATACACAGATGCCACCGAAATCGAATTGGGCCAGTAAAATGAAAGATTATGCATCTCAACTCCGCACTATGAAAGAGCAGTTAATTGCATTGAGAGATTCTCTACCTTCTCTAATGAGTCAGCGCGTGTTCACAGTGGGTGGGGGAGGTGCGCCAGGATACGATGGCGGAACATTATCGGAGGATTGATATGACAGAATTACCTATTCCAAAATTACCTGCTCCTAATCTTTCGGTCCCGTCGCTTCCAAGTGTTCCAAAAGTAGAATTGCCAAAAATACCATCGCCGCAATTACCCAAACCAAATTTGCCAAATGTTCCAAAAATTGATTTGCCAAAGGTAGATATCCCAAAACCAAATTTGCCAACAGTTAAAATTACAAAACCAAAAGGAATAGATGGTATATTGGAAGGTGTAAAAAAGCCAAATTTTTCGTCGGAGACTGTTGGTGGTATTGGTGGTTTGGTAAGTACTCCAAAAGGAATGCCAAGTTTGTCTTCGTTGACATCGAAATTACCAAGTTTGGGGGCTTTGGGTGGAGTTGCGGCGGTTACCAAACACATCGGCGCTTACATCAAAGATCCCAAATGCATCCTCACTAACATCAAAGTTGCCAAGTGCATCATCTCTTTCATCCAAAATACCATCGACTTCAAATTTAACATCAAAAATACCATCCGTTGGGGCACCATCTTTACCAAAGATTGGTGGCATCGGATAACAATAAACTAAACCACGATTATATTTATAATATATATGAAAAAGTCAGAATTAGTCGAAATTATAAGAACCGTTGTAAAAGAAGAAGTAAACAACGCATTGCCACAGCTTCTTATGGAAGTTTTGGCTGAAAAAATCACACAAAATTCAGGCGCTTTGCTTGAAAGTCAAAAAAATACACAGCAGCCGATGGAACAGGTTGCTCCAAGACGAGCCCCTTCAGTTGGTCTCGAAGGAAATCTGAAACAACCTCCCGTTCAAGCACCGAGAACGTTTACATCTAATCCAATTCTGAACCAAGTTTTAAACGAGACTGTCGGTGGGGTTCCACTGGAAACAGAAGTGACTACTCCAACGGCAATAGATACACTCAAAAACCTTCCAAAACAGGTGTTGAATGAGAATAAGGAAGTTGCGGCAGTGGCAAATGCTATGACAAGGGATTATTCGCAGCTTCTTAAGGCCATAGACGCTAAAGCTAAAGCAAAACGACCATAAACTAAATGGCAACAAATGCAAAACCTTATGGAATAGTATTGCCAATAGCACGTGGCAACCAAGGATATTTTGCACAAAGTTTCAGCATATCTGAACAGATAAAAAGCAATTTGAATTTGTTGCTAAGAACCAAAAAAGGCGAAAGACGAATGAATCCAGAGTTTGGATCTGGATTGTGGAATGTGCTGTTTGAACAAAACACGGAAAATTTGGTAACAATCGTAGAGGACACCATAAGAAAAGATATAACAAACTGGATGCGATTTGTTAATGTGGAGTCTGTTGACGTTGATAATACATCCGATTCTTCAAAACATCTTATTCATGTCACTGTCAGATACACAGTCCCTTCAGTTGGTATAACAAATGAGCAAGTGCTTCAAGTTGATATGAACACCACCAACGTATGATACTCGACACACCCAAGTCATTTCAGCCAAACAAAAGAGACGTAAAATATCTCAACAAGGATTTTTCACAACTGAAAGAATCCCTGATTGGATTTGCCAAGACATATTATCCAAATACATACAAGGACTTTAGTGATGCATCAACAGGTATGATGTTCATTGAAATGGCCGCATATGTCGGTGATGTTCTTTCATACTATATTGATTATCAGTTCAAAGAAAGCATGTTGGTAAATGCAGAAGAGCGGCAAAACATCATCGACGCGGCTCGCTCAATGGGATACAGATTCAAACCAACGACACCAAGTGTTACCAAGTTGGATGTATATCAATTGGTTCCATCGAAGATAAATGAAGATGGTACAATTTCTCCAGACATGTCATATGCCCAAATCATAAAGCCTGGGATGGCATGCACAAGTGACTCTGGTGTGCCATTCTTGACAAGTGTTCCGGTAGAT